GCTGTTGAAGGTACTTACCTTGGTCTGTTACATAGTCGGCACCGACAGGCATAAGCTTATAGTCGTGCATGAACGCCACACTAGGGTCAAGCTCATAGTACTCGTAGTCCCCTGGTTTCATACCTGAGAGTCGCATTACTTCAGGCTCTTTAACGAACTGTCTCATCTGGTTAAAGACACCCATCAACAAAGGGTACAGAGAAGTGTTTTCAATGTGTCGATGGATGTTAGTGAGCCTGTTACCACCCGCGTCTCTCACGGCTTGTATCTCTGTAGCCGTTACCCGCTCACCGGAACGAGCGGCACCAGCACTTACCAAGTTTCCAGTGGCAAAGTTCTTATCAATGATGGTTTCGAGTACACTCACCTCCTGATACGTTATCCTCCACTCCGTTGAACCTGCTGGTAGAGGTTGAATGTCGTTGTGTTCCATCACTGAATAGACTTTACCAGGTTCTGTAGAGATGTCTTCCGGCTGTACAATACCATCTTGCTTGACTGACCACATTGAGTTAATACTCAGTTCTTGGTTGTCTAAGCGTAGGTTAGTGATGATGTTCAGCTCGTGGAGTACACCGGCGTTGGGTTCGATGGCACCCATGCCGTAAGCCTGCATGATGTCTGTGTAGGTGCCCCATACAAAAGGTCTTCCACCCCAGTAGGGGTTAGGTCGGAAAACCAAAAGGCAGTCACCACACAGTGTTACCTGTACGTCATGGTAGGTTGTGCCATCCCCAACGACAATGTCACCCCAAAACTCTACTAGCTCTACTTCATCGTCCATGTCGTGCTCACCAGCAGTATTAATGCCACTGAACGACGACAGGGTGCGCTCATTCTGTTGTGCTGTACTATAGGCAGTCACGTTCATGATGTCTGCTACAGAACTGTGCTCACTGCTATAAACGCCAGCGTCCATCAAGCGTGAGACTTCAGAGCGGGTTTTAACCATGCGCCTGATAAAGTTGCCTTCGCCGTTTTTTACATTCGGCTCAAGGTAGCAGTCGAAGACATCAAGCACCTCAAAGTCAGGGGAGTTAACGATAACTTTTTCTTCTTCGCGTACTTCCCAGCGCCAAGACTCGCCCAAAGGCATTCCATTTGTGTCGAAGCCCGATGGTGTCTTAACTTTGACGTTTCTCTTAAAAGGGGTACTTTCGTAGCGCCAAGGTAGCGCCATACAGCTATTACCCGTAATGATAAGTTGTCTGATGTAGTCTGCATAAGCTGAATAAAACTTTCCTTCGTACATCTTGGTCGTCATGTACTTCTTTACTACTCTGGCTAGTGCCGCATAGTTGGGGAGTACAGGTTGCATGTCAAAGAAGTCTCTGTTAGGAAACGTCGCCGACATTAAGTAGCCGTGTATGGTTTCAACTGCTTCATAAGCCTTGCCGGTATTGATGCGGTGCCGCCAGTTTGTGTTTACGTCACCGACAGTCTTATGCACTTGCGACCGTTGATAGTCAACCGCTCTCGGTGTGCCCATGTAAAGTGACCAACACTCAAGCCAAGTTAACTCGACCTCTCGCCGTGCTAACTCGTACCGACTCCTTTCAGAGGTAACAAAACTAGCGACATCAGCCTGCCACCCACCGGCTAAGGTATTAATGCCCTTTTTGCGCTCGGTCTTCAGAAAGTCACCGGGGTTTCGCTTATTACTTACCACCTTTCTTGACCTTTTTGTAAGCGGGTTTCGTAGCCTTTGGCTTCACGCCTTTAGCTTTGGTCTTAGCCATCGCTAACATCTTGCCCATAGCTCCTTTCATTAGTAGCTTCCTCCCCATTTAGTATTAAACTGACGCGTACTTACATGCTTGCGTGTCTTTGTCCTTATAGGCTTACTCACTTCTTTAAGCATAGCCCAAGTGTCGAGAATGTCATCGTGTCCATTAGCACCACCAAAAGTCATTAGCTCGTTCTGTAGAATGTCCCACTGCTTAAAGTATGGCGGAACGTATATCATCCTTTCGTGAAAGACAGGTTGTAGGTAGAACTCAATACGCTCTTTCTTCTTACCTTGTCCTCTCGGGTTCCAGGGATAAACCGCTAGTGGTCTATAGACAGAGAACTTCTCTTTAACGTAGTGTACCAAAGCGGCTTGCCACGCCACTGTTTCAATGAACACCCCTGATAAGCTCCATTTGTCTGCAAGCCTGAATATCTCCTCGACTATCTTTTGTGGTGTTATCTTGCCTGCTACACCGTCAACAATGTATAAGTTACCCTGCTCGTCTTGACCACCGACAGCGATGGACGTATTATCAGCGGTCTTAGACATACTTACCGCAGGGTCAACGACCATGTAGAGGCGCACATAGCTTTTCTCTCCTTCTTTCTTTTTTATCTCTGCCATGCCGTTGGTAACAGAAACGTTAGCCGTTGGTACGTACTGTATGTTATCGACGTTTAGGATAGTCTCGTCGCTAGACAAGATGGTGTTGAGGTACTGAGAAGCAAAGCGTCTTGGTGTAAGACGGTTCCTTAGTTTCTGTACTGCACCTTTATTGAACTTCTCACCCCAAATGAAGCCGTCTGAGTCGTCCTTCCCATTGATGTAGATGTTCCTAACGAAGTAACGGTACTCTAGTGTTTCAGCTTCATTCAGGATGGTTTCGTAGTAGTCGCCATTGGCGTAGCGAGTACCGTTTATTATTATCTCGTCACCAATGACCTCTTGAGTGAACTCGCACGTATGAGAAGGGTCTAAAACGCTCTCCAAGTCCTGCGCCCATTCGTAGGTACGCTCCATTTTAGTAAGCGTAGCAACGTTATCAAAGTCTACGATGTCATCGAGGATGAGTAAGTCATAATGTTGTCCCGTGACTTTTGTAATGACTGACACAGAGTAAACCGTAGGTTCTTTGAACTTGGCTTGTCTCAGGACTTGTATAGCAGAGTTGTTCCAGATAACCTTTTTGTCTTCCGCTTCCGTGAAGTTCTCTTCGTGGTTCGCTCGACTGCGCCTACTCTTGTCCATAGCTGGAACTAATGGGGCATGTATATAACTTGCCGTATTGTTCCAAACTCTTTCTTGTAGGTCTTTGTCTTCAAACCACTGCCGTAGCTCACGAATAAACGAGTTAGAGAGTGAGAGTATGTTTGTACCGACGAGTACGCGTATGTTCGGGTTTCTAAAGATGCGCCACAACACGTAGCCCACACTACCTATCGTAGACTTCAAGTGTCCCCTTGGCAGTAACACTACTCGTCGTCTGTACTCTTCGTTCCCACTAAACTGGGGACGTGTAATGAACTCTACTAACTCTTCGTGCAGCTTACCGAAGTTCTTACGCCCACCTTGAAACCCGATAAGGTCAAAGAACGTCCACATGTCGTAGAACGCTTTTTCAATGTTCTCAAGCGTAGCTGGCAGCAAGGTGGAACGCATCGTGTTTAGCCTTGGAGGAATGAACCGCCCGTCACTGGTCGTCGTTGTTGAGGCGTTGCTGCCGCACCTACGCCGTTGATGTTTTCGATGGTGGTAGCTACTTGAGCACCAGCATCAGAAACAGCACGAGCATTGCCTGACGTAGCGATGTAACCAAGCAGTGTTTGCAGACCGAAGTTTAACCAAGCACTCCGCGAAGGTGCTTTCCGTGTTTCGACGCTTTCTTGAAGAAGAGGAATGGAAGTAGCGAACAACGTTTGAGCGAGAGAGAGCCAAGAGAACTTTGCCATAGTCGTAAAACCTCCTTTCAAGTGTTAAATACCGAAGGAACCAGCAGGAGAGCCGTTAAACGTAGCGACGCACATATCAGCGCTGATGTGCCAGTTAATGACCTTCGCCGCGATGCCCGTTGCTGTGAGCATGATAGCGCTGTCTGTAGCAGTGCCACCAGCACCCGCACTGAAAGCGAGAGCAAGTGTACCAGCACCAACGGTAATGCGCTGTGTGATAGTCGGTACAGCGACAGGTACAAAGGTAATGGTGCCCGTGATGTTATAGCGCTGAAGGTAGCTGAGAAGCCTGCATTCCCTGCGCCTGCTGCGTTGTCGTCCTGCGTCACATCAAAAGCGGCACCGTACATGACGACGGTAACGATAGAGTCAGCAGGGATAAGCAAACGTCCAAGGAGTGCAGTAGAGGGCGTGGTAGACGCAGGTAACGAGTAGTTGAGGTTATCGAGTGCGAGTTCAGTTGCCGTTGCGTCAGTAGTGCGCCCAAACCACTGCACAGGGGTCATAGAGCGTCCGTACTTTTGTAAGTCCGCTAACTGACCACTGACACCAGGTTGGGAGAACTTAGTCGAATACTGGGGAGAGCGAGGAGCCATGATGTTATTACCTTAAAAGTTTTGTTCCGGGGTCTGCGTTTCTTAGTAGTCCAAGTCCAACTTCTGCTGAGCCTCTTGCAGACTGTTGCTGTTGTCTTGCACTTTTTCTTGCTGACTGTTGAGAAGAAGCCAAACCAACCTGTTGAGTTAGTTGTCTCTGCTCGTCGGCAGCGTTTGCAGCAGCAGCATCACTTAGTGCTTGTAGTTGTCCGGTCTGCGCTGTTTGTGTTTGGAGTAACGAGTCGTAAAGACCACGTTGCTGTTGAGCCTGCTGCTGTGAGGTTGAGAGCTGCGTGTTCAGTTGTGAGAGTAAACCTGACTGTGCGTCTTGCTGTGAACGGTACTGCTGAGAGAGCGTACCTATCTGGTCTTGATAACCTCTCACTACTTGGTCTAGCTGCGACTGGTACTGCGACTGGTACTGTGACTGTAACCCAGCTAACTCTTGTCTCTGCCTTTCTGCGTCTTGCTGTATCTGTTGCGCGGTAGGACCTGAGTACGACGCTGTAGGAGCTTTCTTAGCCATCGACCTTATGCTCCCTTAATACCACGATAGCGAGGAGGTAACGAACCACCCTTACCAGCGCCACCCGTAGAGGTTTTCTTTGCGCTCGTGCTCGTTGGTGCTTTTTTGCTTTGAGGTGCTGGTGTGAACCCAGTCGGTACCATACTACCTGAACTCTGTTGGTTATTAGCGGACAAAGGCTGTCCGAGTGCGCCGCCGTTATAGTGCATCGTTTTCCTTCCTTGCTTCTCTGTTTTTACGTGAGGCTTCGTGAGCTTTCTTTGTGTTCTCTATCATCTGTAGCTTATGTAGCCTTGCACCATCAAGACGGAGCATGTCCTCCGCTATCTGTTTCTGCATTGCCACTACTAGCTGATGGTGGCTCTCACCTCTTTGGTTAACTAAGTGTTCTTCAAAAGAGAGTCGTATGAGATGGTTCTCGAGGTACTGTCTCTCGTCAGCACTCTCTTGAGAAACCTCAAACCCAGAAACGACTAACTGGTTCGTTGCTTCCATAGCACCAGTCGGGTCATTAGTGTAGAAGACCATCTCATCTGCGCTAGGGAGAGGTACACCAGTAAGGTCGTGCGTCTCTTTTATCTCATCGACATCTACTCTCTCATTACCGAGTTTAAGTTTCCTAGTACGTGGCTTGCTTCTGTCTAGTGTCACTTCCTCTGTTCCTCTCTGTGAAGTCGTTTTGAGTTCTCTTGTGCTCTGTCTTCAATGCGGTCTAGCTTATCATTCATGCGCTCTAGCTGTAACTGAATGAAGCTTACGCCTGCTTCGACGGTAGTCAGACGACTTTCGTTTCTTAAGGTGATGGTACCTAGTGTAACCATAACACCGATAAAACTAAGAACCAGTGGAAGTGTTTGCCTGAGCCATTGGAACGTCACTTTATCGTTTGTGTCGTCTGTCGTCTCTTTAATGTGAGTTAACTGGCTGTCGTCTTCATTGTGAGTAGGCATAAAAAAAGCACCTAACGTAGAGGGCGCTAAAGCGAGTGTGCATAAAATGAATAGAAGGGGTAAGAAAGAGTGGTTGTTGTTCGCGAGTACACTCACTTTTGTTGCGTCGCTAGTCGTTTCTCTCCTTGCCGCTCCGGTGTTGTTCTTCCCCTAGAGTAGCACACTTTTACATCGAAAAGCAAACATTGTTATAAATTATTGAATAAATACTCCTAAAGGAATACATATATACCTTGTTACCCATTCTTGAATGTTGACAGTGAACAGTGAATGAAGAACGGTTGTATAAAATGGTTTATTGTCTATACCTTACAGACATAACCTTTTCATCCCCCCTATAACGTCAAACTATTGCCTCTCAGTGGTATAAAATGTTACCTGTTACCGTGTAAAATGTTGTGTTACAAAACCTCTGAACCTTCCTACTACCTTCCTTTTCCCTTCGTCAGAGCTTTCTCATTCCCTACTCCTCGCGTGTTAGTTTTACGAGCGTAAGATAATAACGCCCACGTTTCCTTTTATCTTTTGTTACCTTCCCTTCCCTTCAACTTGACAATGTACGACCATCTTGCTATAGTGTTTGTAGTCGGAGAACAGCAACACATTCACACCTTAGGTAAAGAACAATGACACACACACAACTACGCCAGTTACTAAAGTCCTTCAACGTCAGCTACTCGAAGACACCGAAAACCGCAACCATGATGCAAGACTTAGAAGCAATGTGCCTTGGGCAGTCGAGTCCACTACCAGCAACAGCAGAAGCAGAAGTAACACAAGCAACAGTAGTACAGGCAACAGTACAGACAGAGACAGAGACAGTAGTACAACCACAACCACAACCACAACAGGCAACAATGGAAACCACAACCGCAGTAACGACGACAGTAGTACAGACAGCAACAGCGACACGAGCAGAGCTTGCAACA